GATTTAATGGATCATTTAAAAAGAAATGATTTCAAAGAGTCAAGACCGTGGGTGACAATGAGATTAAAAGAAGAATATGAAGCACAAGACTTAATTAGAACAGTCAAGAACACTAGAATGAGATTATGGAAGATTAAACAATTAACCATAGAAGACATCGAACTAGAAGTTCCTGATATGAAAAAAGAAATAAAAGAGGAGGAAATACCGTTTTGAAAAAACTAACGTCACAAGTACAAACTGATCACATTACTAATGAGATTAGTAGAATGTTTGACTATCAATTCGACGGTCAAACAGAATTTACTCTACCAGAGTTTCAAAAACCTAAAGAAGGATTTAATATTGGTTTAATTGTGGGAGCTTCAGGAAGTGGTAAATCAAGTTTATTAAAAGAATTTGGAGAAGAAGAAAATATTCAATGGGATTCAAACAAAGCTGTTTGCTCTCACTTTGATACACCAGAAGAAGCTCAAGATAGATTATCTTCTGTTGGATTTAATTCTATTCCCTCTTGGATGAGACCGTATCACGTTCTTAGTACAGGAGAAAGATTTCGATCGGACTTAGCGAGAAGAATAAAGGATAATGCAGTCATTGATGAATTCACCAGTGTGGTAGATCGTAATGTAGCAAAATCTTGTTCGAATGCTTTGCAAAAGTTTATTCGAAATAAAGATATTAAAAACGTTGTCTTTGCATCATGTCATTATGATATCATTGACTGGTTACAACCTGACTGGGTGTTTGATACAAACTCGAGTAAGGTGGTATCAAGGGGGTCTCTTAGGCGACCCAAGATTGTTTTGGAAGTCTTTCCTTGTTCCCACAAAATTTGGTCATACTTCGCTGAGCATCACTATCTCACAGGAAACATCAGTACAGCTACACGATGTTGGATCGCAACATGGAACGGAACCCCAGTCGGATTTTCATCAGTTATCTTTTTTCCCTCAGGAACAATCAAAGAAAAAGCATGGAGGGAACATCGAACAGTGATACTTCCTGATTTTCAAGGTTTAGGTTTAGGAGTTCGTTTGTCGGAAGCAGTGGCAAAACAATTCACGGTCCTCGGTCATCGATTCTTTTCCAAAACAGCACATCCTCGTTTTGGTGAATATCGAGAAGCGCACCCTGAAAAGTGGAGACCGACGACTCATAATAAACAAAATCGAAAAGATGATTATGAAAAAGAGTTAACCAGAATAGCCACAGGACAAAAGAAGTCTAACTTTGGTGGATACTCCACAGAGTTAAGAGAAAAACATAAAGAAAGGGTTTGTTACGCACATGAATTTATTGGATAGAAAACACCCTACGGTTGTTATCGGTCCTCCAGGGACAGGTAAAACGACTTTTATTTTAGATAAAATAGAAGAACACTTAGCTAATGATATTTCGATTGATGAGATAGCTTTCTTTTCTTTTTCAAATAAAGCTGTCGATGAAGCTAAACAAAGAGCTTCCGAGAAGTTTAAAATTGCATCAAGTCAGTTAGAAAACTTTAGCACCCTACACTCTTTTGCTCTAAGACAAATGGGTCTTACCAGAGAGCATATAATGAGTAACAACGATTGGAGAAACATATCAAATGAACTTAGGATTAATATTAACGTTAGTAACGATGATGACATATTTTTCAACAATTATGATGACAAATACATTGATCTCATAGAAAAAGCAAAAAGAAGAGATATTCCTTTACGTGATTGTTGGGCTATGTTTGCTAAAGATATTATTTGGCATAAATTAGAGTATATCGATAAAGGATTAAAAGAATATAAATCTGTTGGTTATGAACAGTTTACCAGTGGAACTAATGGATACTTAGTAAAAGATCAAGGACCAAAAGTAGATTTTACAGATTTAATTACGAACTACGTGAATGGAAGTTTTTTTAAATCTTTTAAAGTAGTGTTCTTTGATGAGTCACAAGATATGTCGACGATTCAATGGAAAATGGCAGAAAAGATTTGGAGTAATTCTGAAAAATCTTATGTTGCTATGGACCCTAATCAAGCAATCTATACTTGGGCAGATGCAGATGTATCCAGAGCTCTTCAAGTTAAAGAAGAAGCTAAAAACTTAATTGTTTTAGATGAATCAAAAAGAGTTCCTAAAAAAGTTTGGGAGATTGTTAATCGAGTCGAAGAACAAATTGCATCCAGTAGAGATATTAAATGGTCTCCTGCTAATCGAGACGGTTCTGTTGAATTTATTCGAGGAATGTTTCATTTAAATATGGATGAAGGTTCTTGGTTGTTAATGGGTCGTACAAGAACAATTCGTGATGACATGGAAGAAGTAATGAGAAAGAAAAATGTTTTCTTTCGAGTCAAGTTGAAAGACAGTAAATATCGTTATTCAATTGGTACTAAAGAAAGAAATGCGATTTTAACTTGGAAAGATTTAATGAGGTCGGAGACTAATGAAGTTCCTATTCGTTTGATCGAAAACCTTTACAAGTGTTTGGGAAAAGAATTTGTTGCTCGAGGTAATAAAAAGCTTATTGCAGAACAACGAAAGAATTTTCCAGATAAGAAGTTATCTTTTAATAATTTAAAAGATGATTTCGGATTACTAGCTGAGTTTGGTACGCCTTGGGCAGAAGTAATGACGACAATCAATACTGAAACTAAAGCGTATTTAGAAAACTTAGAAACAAGGGGTGAGAACTTAGCTCTAGAGCCACGTGTAACCTTATCGACTATTCATCAACAAAAAGGTGGTGAAGCAGATAATGTTGTTGTGTCTTTAGATATAGGAAAAATGGCTTATGAGGAATACAGGGTTAATCCTGTTAATGAGCATAGACTTTTCTATGTAGCGTTTTCAAGGGCTAAAGAAAACCTTTACATTATAACACCACAGTCTAGAGAGGCATATAGAATATGAGTAAACAAATAGGTATGTTTAAACCTAAATCAGAATGGGTTCCACCAATGGATTTCCCAAACATTAAAGATGCAGATAAAATTGCAATTGACTTAGAAACAAAAGATCCGAACATCATGGATAAAGGTCCAGGGTGGGCGACCAATGACGGAGAAATTATTGGTGTGGCAATCGCTGTCGACGGTTGGAAAGGATATTATCCTATTCGACATGAAACAGGATTTAACCACGATCCACGAGTCGTGTTTAACTGGCTAAATGAAATGCTCTCTGGAGAAGGAGAGAAAATAGCCCATAACGCCACCTATGACTTTGGTTGGTTAGAAGCTGAAGGTGTTAAGTGGAATGGTCGTATTATTGATACGATGATCGCGGCTCCTTTGATTAATGAAAACAAATATAGCTATTCACTGAACGCAGTGGCAAAAGAATATTTAGCTGAAAGTAAAAATGAATTTCTTTTAAATGAAACTGCTGCTCAATGGGGTGTTAATCCTAAAAGTGAGATGTTTAAAATACCTTCTCAATATGTAGGTGAGTATGCTGAACAAGATGCTGTTCTTTGTTTAAAGCTATGGGACCGACTAAAACCTGAAATTACTCAACAAGACTTACAAACTGTTTTTGATTTAGAAACAGATTTAATTCCTATTCTCATGAAGATGAGAAAGAAAGGCGTGAGAGTTGATTTAGAAAAATTAAAGAAAGCAGAGAAATCTTTTATTAAAAGAGAAAATGAACTGTTAGATTTTGTTTTTAAAGAAACTAATTTGAAGTGTGATATTTGGGCTGCTCGTTCTATTGCGACGGTCTTTGATCAATGTAAAATTGATTATCCAAAAACAGATAAGGGTAATCCTAGTTTTACTAAAAACTTCTTAGAGTTTCATCCTCACCCTGTTCCTAAAGCAATTGTTCAGGCCAGAAACTTCAACAAGGCACGGACCACGTTCCTCCATACGATTGAAAAGTATCAGCATAACGGAAGAATTCATGCGAATATTAATCAGTTACGAACAGAAAACGGTGGTACGCTGACAGGTCGATTTAGTTATTCTAATCCTAACCTTCAGCAAATCCCTGCTAAAGATGACGCTGAGTCCGATATTAAAATCGGTTCTTTGGTTCGAGGATTATTCTTACCTGAAGAAGGAGAGAAGTGGGGTTCTTTTGACTACTCTCAGCAAGAGCCACGACTCGTGAGCCACTATGCGAACATCGTGAAGCTTGAAGGTGCTGAAAAGATTGTCAAAGCTTATAACGAAGACAAAGAAACAGACTTCCACACAATCATGGCTGAGATTGGAAACATACCTCGTAAGAGCGCTAAAACCATAAATTTAGGGCTATTTTACGGTATGGGTGTAGGCAAACTATCTGATCAATTAGGTATTGATCCAGAAGAAGGAAAGTCTTTGATTAAACAATATAATGAAAGAGTTCCTTTTGTTCGACAGTTAGCTGACGCAGTTTCCGATCATGCAAATAAAAGAGGTGCTGTTAAAACTTTCTTAGGTCGAAGATGTCGTTTTGAATTATGGGAACCTAAAGCATTTGGGTCTTATAAAGCATATCCTTTGGATAGAGCGAAAGAAGAGTATGGCGAATACACTCCTTTAAAAAGATCAGGGACCTATAAAGCTTTAAATCGATTAATTCAAGGATCAGCTGCTGACCAAACAAAGAAAGCAATGATTGACTTGGATAAAGAAGGTATTACTCCAATGATTCAAATTCACGATGAATTAGCGATCAGTATTAAAGATGATCCAGAAACAAAAAGAAAAATCATTGATATTATGGAGAATACGATAGAAATGAGTGTTCCGTCTAAGGTTGACGTCGCTATTGGTAATAATTGGGGAGAAGCAAAATGAGTGATAAAATTAATCCTAACTATTATAAAAATAAAACTATTGAAACAATCGATGCGATTGAATCTCAATTAACAAAGGATGAGTTTATTGGGTATTTGAAAGGTCAGATATGGAAATATCTGGCCAGACATCGTGAAAAGAATGGTATCGAAGATATCAGGAAAGCTCAATGGTATTTGAATAAGTTAGAAAAGATGCTGTCAGTTGACGGAGTGGCTTAAAAAGAACGATAACGACTGTTAATAAATTATAATGTTTTTGCAAGGGCCACTAAATCTAAAAACTTTTTGCAACATACATCAAAGTTACCTTCCTTGTATATTGTGTCGTTATCATTCTAACTATTAATTTATCATATCTATTGTGCGAAAACAACAATTCTCTTTTTTTAAGATGTGGATAAAACATCTATCACAAGGAGAAAATAAAAATGTTTAATTTAACAAAAAGATCAATGGATCACTTTTTAAACTTCTTTAAAGTAAAAGAAGACAAAGACGAAACCATTAAACAATTCTGTCAAGCAGAATACAAAAATGATTGGTATGCAGCTTATATGACCTTTAAACAAGAAGGTCGCTTTCCAAACTTTATTAGAAGAACTCTCTAGGTATTAGCTACAATTTCAGCAAGGGATTCGCAGCGCTTCGGTGTCTGTGAATGCCACCTGGAGTTTTTCATTTCCAGTGAAGCTGTTTTCCAATCCTTCACTCTCATCGCTTTCCACATCTTCTTAAAATTTCTAACACCTTGAATTCCCAATTGAAAAACCATTTCCACGATCACTTCACCAATATGTTGAGGTAGTTCAAGTCCGACTCCAATACATTCTTCAACTAATAAGTCAGCGCCTGCCGCGGCTCTGTTAATATCGATATCAAATAACTCATCTATTTCTTCTCTAGAAATCTTTTTTCCTTCTGGAAATCTATCTCTCTCATGTGGCTGTATCAAATGGCCGATGCCCACAGTGGCTTTTCCTAATGAATCTAAATATAATTCGTCGACAATTCCTTCATGGGCGATAACCCTAGCTCGAAGTTCTTTTGTAATTTTTATCATGATGCACCTATTCCCCAGTGTTCTTCGTGGGGATCTTTCTCTACCTTTCTTTTAAATATATTTATAATAAATTGAATTAATTTCATTTATTTAAGTTTATAACCTAAACCAGCGTATTTGTCTACACTTCCTCCGTATTTTGCAAAAATTCCTGTTGGTTGAGTTATTGTTCCTTCTTTAATTCCTTGAATATCTTCTAGGGTTAATTCAGGACTTAATTGAAATATATCTCTCATATCATAGATTGATTGAGGATCCATTCCTTTAAGTTGTCTCATTTTATTTATTCGATCTATGTCTTGTTGAGAAGCATCTGCATAATAATATTGTTGACCTGTTGGTAATGATTGAAGTCTATTCTGATAATAATAATTATCTTGTTGCTCTAAATAACTTGGTGGTCTTCTTTTACTCATCAAATCATTTGAAATAGGAACTTCATACCCCTGACTATTTAGAAAAATATTACCTAAAGTATTGTTAGGTTGGTAGTACTCAGGAATAATAGGAGCAACACCCACATTAGAGTAACCCTCAGGAAGATATCCTGGTTGATAAGTATCTGGGTTGAATGAGCTAATATTATTGTAAGGAAGATCGGTAGTACTTCTTAAAAAAGGTAAAGGAACACCTGTATTGGTTATACCAAAGATTGATTGGTCACTCTCATTTCCAATGTTTCTATTTAAATCCATAGAGGGAAGTGTCTCTGTTTCAATCGAGGCAGGTGTTAAATCAATTACAGGTTGATTGGTAGTAGTTGTAATAGTACTCCCTCCACCGTAATTCACGGTCGGCTGACCGCTGAAAGCTGATCTCAAATTATCGTAAAGACCACCAACAGTTTCTATTCCCTGTTGAGTTCCACTTTTAAATCTATCATATAAACCTTTAGCAAGTCCCATAAGTCCAAATTCTCCAGACATTGCTTTATTGGCAAGTAATGGAAATAATCCTTGTCGACGAACAATTTGTCCTCCTGTTGTAGTCGGAATACCACCAGCATTAGGATCATAAGAAAGAGTGTTGTACCCTGAGAATAATCCTCTACCGATATCACCCATTAATTGTTTAAAAGTTGGTGCTTGAGCAGTGAAGAATCTTTCTTCTCCTGTTACTGGATCTTTATAGTAAGTGGAAGCTAAAGGAGTTCCTACTTTATTTACTTCGTCTCCATAAGATGCTCTGAAGGTCGGTGGTCTATCTGGGTATTTAACGTCATATTGTTTATATTGCTTAGCTAAATCACTAAATTTTTTATCGCTACCAATACTTTCTGCAAACCTAGTAGCCTTACTTATGTCGCTAATGGCTTTCTTACTAAGGCTTTTACCTTTTCCACCTTTAGCTTTATTTTTAAATCCTTTGGGAGCTTTCCTAACCATTATGCTACCACCTGTGGTTTTTTAAATTTTTTTGACTCATAGAGATCGACTATACCACCTTCAGCAGCATTGAACAAGGGTAGGCCTACGGATTCTAAGCCTGCCATTATTTGTGGATTTATTCCACCCATTTGTCCTCCTCCGATTGAAGCTACATCTATTTTAGGTATCTCAATAGGAGCAATAACGTCAATACCTGTATCACCTCTACTAACCTGAGGCTCTGAAAAGGTGACCGTGCCTCCTGAAGGAACTGGAAGAGAAGGTAGTGAATCTTTAGTGCTATCTTCTATGTTTTTTAATTCTTCTAAAAATATGTTTTGATCCTCAGGTGTTTTAAAATTATCTGTTTGTTGAATAATTTCATCAAGAACATCTGGTTCTTTCGTAGTATCTTTTTCAAATAATTGAATATTATCTAACAAACTTTTAATTTTTGATTTTGCATTTTCAACATTAACTGGATCAAGACTTGGATCCAGTGCTCTTAATTCAGTGTTTAAAGCTGTATCTTTTGCTCTTTGTTCTAGTTCCCCCATTGCTGCTCTAAAAAATTGAGTCCAAGCAGTTTTTCTTTTTATAGCCGGTAAGGTTGAATCAAAACCTTGAATCGCGAATTTTAAAGTATCTGGACTTGTTAAAAAATTAGAAAAGTTTCTAACACCAATAACAGAACCAACTATACCTAAGGGACCACCTAAGACGTATTTAAATATATTAGCTATAGGGTTATTAGTAATTGCTCTCGCACCACCCATACCACCAATAGCAATACTTCTTCTTAAGAATGTTCCTGTTGCTGGAATATTAATATTTTGTTGTCTTGTTAGCATATCTAAAATATCACTGACATAGTTTGCAGGTAGTCTTTGAGACTCTGGTAATGATTCATTCATTATATCTATGAGTTGATTGAAAGCTTTTCCTCTTGATTTTTTACCAGTTCCACCCAAACCTAATAGAGTCATTAATTTACCTGTATCTAAAACATCGGTACCTGATTCTTTAATGTTTCTCGTAGAAGCAGCCACAGCGTCATCAAACCAAGTTTTTACTAATTCACCTGCTATTTTTTTATCACCACCAGTAATTTTTAATAAATCATCGACTGCTGAAGGAGTCATTCTTCGAAGCAAGGGTGCTACTAATTCATCTACATATTTTTTTGATTCACCTTTAAATTTACCACTTAAAGCTGTAAAAATATCATCAACACTTTCAATTTGATTAGCCACAACTCTTTCAAAAGGCTCTCTTGCTGTTGTGTATATTTGTCTAAAATCTTTTATCTGTTGAATATAGCTTCTAATTATACCTTGCTCTTCTTTTGGAAAGTTCTTTAAAAATTCTTCAGCACTTGCATCATCTAAAAGACTTCTCATCTGAGTAAAAGATTCACCTAAAGTTGCTTTGTTTGTTCCTGGTTTACCTTTGGAAGATGTTACAGCATTTTCTAGTTGTTCCATTATGGTTTTCCAACCAGAGTAATTTATCTTTGCGTTTTGAGGATATATCTTTAAAAATCTTTGAGCAAAATTGTAAAATTCGTTGTAACCTGGATCAGTTGTTTTCGTTACTCCCTTACCGTATTGTTTTTCAAAATTAGTAATATATTCCTCTAAAAAACCTCTCATCTTATTGACAGGAATAACTTTTCCTTTATTAGGAACAGCTTTTTCTGCTTGAACTATTTCATCAGAAAGATTTTTCATAGTCTTTTTAAAAGTGTTGTAAGCTTTGTTTGATTGTTCAAAAATCTTTCTTGCAAGAGTATCTTCATCCAAACCTTGTCCCATTTTTTTAGAAAAGTCTCCCAATAAATTAAATAATTCTGTTGATCGCTCTGCTGTCACACCTTTTAATTTAGAGCCTAAAAGTGGTATTTGAGCAAAACCAGTTCTTGCAAGATTAATAAATTTACCAACTCCTGTTGCTGTGTCTAAATCACCAATAGTAAAAGCTAGTCGATCGCCTAAATATTCTTTTGATTTATTAAACGCTTCTACCAATTCAGGATTAGCTTTCACTCCTTTAGATAAATAGAGTCTAAAAGATTGAATTGCGGATTCAGCCATAGGACCTACGGTGGCCCAAGTTAAACTTCTTTTAAAATCATCAGGTAATACTTCTAATTGTTCCCAAAAACTAACTTCTTCCCCTGTAGAGTTTTTTTGAATTAAATCAAAAGCTTGAGCACCTACTGTGGCTCCCAAGGCATCGTATAAAATTAAAGATAATATTTTTCCTGGAACAGTAGGAACATAAGGTAAGGCTCTTAGTGTTAACGCTTTTGTTCCTTGAGCCAAGCCAGCAATACCACCCACAGCTTCAAAAGTTTCTCTATTAAGACCAAATCTTTCCAGTCCTTCTCTTTGAGAAAATATTTGTTCTAAACTATCAGGATCTAATAATCCTCCTTCATAAGATTTAGGGTCAAAAGCTAGGTTTTTTCCAGTGAAAGGTTTTATTAAATCATACGCTAGTGAAAAAATATTTGGAGTTTTTGCTTTTCCATACTTTTCTTTTAACTCAGTAGCTCTCTCTTCGCCTTTGCTTTTAAGAGCTTCGACTTCTTCTAAGAAAACATTCTCAGCCATGTTAAGACCCTGACTGTTGTTTGAGTTTATTCAATAAAGAATCTAATATTTGTTCTTGAAATTGTGGTTGTTGCTTGATTGCATCTATAGCTTGTTTTACTAGCTCATTGTCTTCAGTAACATCAAATTGTTGCAGTATTTGAGATAAGGCAGAACCATATTCTACTTCTGGTCTTCCAATAGCCTCTCTTAACTGATTATTTGCTTCTTGAACGTTTTGTAAAATACTTTTTAAAGTGTTAGTCGCGACAGTAGCATCACTGAATCCAGAGATTCTTAAATTTGCTTTTTGATCTGCAATTCTGTTAAAAGCTGGCATTCTAGTAACATCAATATCTTTAACAAAATTAACTAATTTTTCAGGTATCAATGTTTCTAAGTTCGCTAAATCTTGAATATCAGGATCCGATAAAAATTTTGTTACAGAAGGAGGAACAGGGCTTGTGCTACCAAATAATTCAAAGAATTGATTTATAGGCAAGACTCCTTTTTGAGCTACCTGTATAACATCTCCTACTAAACCTGCTAGCTTAGGATTGTTTTCAATCATTCCTATTGCTTCATTTAATAGTTTTTCTAGTTCTACACCTGAGATAATTCTGTTTTGATATTTAGTAATCATTCCAGGATCTCTTACCAATTCCATACCACCTTTTCCTACTAATTCGCTTTTTTGTAAACCCATAGAGCCTCCTTCAATACCTTCCATGGCTTCCTCATAAGTAATCCCACCAGCAGTGGTTTCTCCCATAGAAGAAGAACCATTGGCTCTTTTTACAATACCACCGTCTTTCATATCAACAGTCGAGAAAGTTTGTTGTATTAAAGGTTGTTGAGCAGTAGTTGATACAGGTTCAAAATTTGCATCTAGTAAGTCTCTAATTTTTGTTGCATCTTTGGTTTGATCTAAAACAACAACACTTCCTGTTTTAGGGTCTTTTAAATAAATCGGTTTTTCCATACCTTTTGACTGTTCAAAAAGCATTTTTAATTGATTCTCTAATCCCATTTTAGCAAGATTAAATTCTCTCTCCGACATTGAAGATTTTCTAGCTAATAAAGTTTTGTAAGCTTGCATTGCAATTGCCTTGTCTTGCTGAGTTACAGCGTTAGTTATTTTGTAAATATCTCCTACTGTTTGGGATATCAATTCATTAATATCTGCTCCTGAAGCAAGTTCTAGGCCTCTTTGTATTCCTGTTAAAGCTAAAGCTCTTTGAGCCTCTTTTTTACCGTCACCTAAAACACCTTTTAATAAATCAATTTCACTTTGAAGACTTGAAGCATCCATTGTTACTGGAGTCACATATTGTTTCATAAAATCAGAAATCAAAGTATTAGACATGTCCATATAGTCAGGTGTTGGAGTAGATATTAAAGAAGTAGTTGGAGTAGATATTAAAGAAGTAGTTGGAGGAGTCATAGCACCTGTAAAAGTAGGATCGCCTTGAATAGATGTTCCTGGAATATTTCTAAATTGAAAAGGTGCATCAACAATTAAACCTGATTGAGCTCTCACAATACCCATATTCTGTGGGTTAGCTAATTGATCGGAAGCTCTAGGCATCATATCTTGAGCTTGTTGTGTAGCACCAATACCTTGTTGTTCTTGTAATTCGAATACTGGTTGAACTAAAGCGAGAACAGATAAAGGTGTATCAGTAGCATCTTTTTCACCAACAACGCCTGCTAGTTCTTGAACTCTTCCTTCCATAGGCACATCGTCACCACGAATTTCATTCATTAATTGAACATATTGTTCTGGAGAAACTTTAGCGATACCTTCCTCAGACGGTTCACGGTCCACGGTCATCGGACCTTGCTCCATGGATTCTTCTTCATCTAAACCTGAAGCGATACCCACAGCATCCGTTTCCATTTCACCACCTTCAGCCATGCCTGGTATTTCGTTAAACTCAAACATTCCTTCTCTAATCATTTGATAAGTATCCATGTTTCGTGGAACAGTTATCTGTTGACCAAAAGTCTCAGAGTTAGGTCTTCGATCAATAACCATAACGGTTTCTTCTACAAGTGTAGGATCTGACTTAGAGGTACCAGTTAAAGGACCACTCATCGGTTCTATTTCACCACTCATGGGATTTCGAACATACTTACCTTTAAACTCTTCAAAAGGTCGTCTCATTAAATCACCCAATTGTCTGCTCACATTATCAGCTTCTTGATTGCCAATAACATTTCTCATTCCTTGATTTGCTCTAATGTCTTCTATTAATGATCTTAGTTCTGCTGATCGCTCACCGACGATGGGTGATCCTGATTGTCTAAACAAAGGTCTTTTCATTACTGAATTCATCATTAAAAGAGCCCTCCACTTTGTAATCCACCTAAGGCACTAAGACCTGCGATACCATATCCTGCGATTTGTTGAAGAGGAGATACAGAGGTAGTAGGAGTTGTTTGTGTTTGAATTGTTTGCTGACTGGTAGGAGCGCCTGCATAGATGTCGGATAAGAATCCGACTCTTTGATAAGGCTCATACATTTGTTGCATTAAATTTTGTCTTGCTACATCTAACTGACTTTGAGCTTGTTGCTGACCTAAAGAACCGAGTCCCAATAAAGTATTGATATCTTGGGTGCCCAATTGTTGTCCTGTCACGCCTAATTGCGCTTGTTGTGCTCCGAACGCTCCATATTGAGGAGCTAAAGCACCTAAACCTGCGGCTGAAGATTGTTGTCTTTGACCTAATTGTTGTTGAGCATTAAGGAAAGCTTGAGCCTGAGCTTGGGCTAAAGCTGAAGCACGATTACGTTCTAATTCTGCTTGAGCAATTCCTTCTCTTCCACCACCAAAAGCACCTGCTTGAATGGCTTGAGCTGCTTGTCCTTGTTGAGCAATATTATACGCACGGTTAATTTCATCTTGAATCGCTTGTTGATAAGGATTCATAAAAGGTTGAATCTCTGCCATGGTTGGAGCACGACCAATGTCGGTATAAGCTTGCGCTGCTTGTCCTAACGTTCCGAGGCCCGCGGCTTGTGACTGAAGTGCAGAAGTTAAATAAGGTTGATAAGCACCTATTCCTGTTTGTCCTAATTGAATTGCTCTTAATTGTTCAGGAGTTAATCCAGCTATTTGTTGTTCAGGTAAGGTTAAGGGTTGATCTGCTAACGCTTTAGCAGTATCTAAAAGACCCAGTTTCCTTGCTTCTACTTCAGGAGCTTCTCTTGTGATATATTCCGTTGTTGTAACCATTATGCCATACCTATGCTTTGTTGTGATAAACTACCACCGTTTTCTAAACTTTTCATCATTTTATACATATTTTTTGCCCCCTCTTTTCGCGATCCACCACCCGCGTTTCGCACTGCTTTCGCAGTCATCACAAACTCACCGTCACTTAACATCGCTGGAATATCATCAGAAGTACCTGTCCCAGGGCCTGCGATCTCTCCAATACGTTTAGGGTGTTCTCTTACCTTACCGTCAGGATGTTCGATCCGTTGACCACTTCCAGAGGCAAAACCTGTTATTTCTCCACCCATAGCAGCGTATATTGTAGGATCATATCCTTGAGGACCTGTAATATCTAATAACTGATATTGTGCATAGTTAGGAGTGTATAAATCTTCACGAGTATAAACTTCTTCCTCTTCTTCCTCTGGTTTAGGACCTAATAACTGTTCAGCTAAAGGTAAAGCAGTTAGTCCAGCATAAGCCAAAGGACCATATTGATACATAAAACTAGATTCTTTTGGAATACCTAATCCAATTAAATCTTCATCAGCTAAATCGATTCCAGATAGTTTTCCTAATAGTTTAGCTTTTTTAAATTCAGGATTAATTGCTCTTTGACTAGGATCAACGCCTGCTCTTACTTTTTCAAAAGCTTTTCCAAAGAAACCTTTTTCTTCTGTTGGTACTGAAGGTACTTGAGGAATATCTCTTCCAGTGACTCCACTCATGAATCGTTGACCGATGTTTCCTGATCTATCGCTTAAAGCTCCTTGAATACCTGAAGTTGCAACTTGAAGAGCTAAATTTTTTGCTATGTCAGCAGGTTTTTTTCCTGCTAATCCTTGAATACCTGCTCCTAGTAAATATTGTCCTCCCTTACTTGCAAGAAAAGAACCTAGTTTTCCACCAACTAAACTTCCAATACCTGGAGCTACAAAAGGTAATACAAAAGGAGCAATCGGAGCAACAGCTTTAGCGACACCTGTGACAGTGTCTTTGACGTTTTGAAAAAAATCACCAATGAGAGATCCAAGACCTAATTCATAAATCTGTGGGTACTCTTTTTGTTGCATTTTTCATTATCCTTGTTTAGGTGTAACCGCACCCGTGAATAATTTAGGGGCGATGACGTTAACATCTCGACGAATATCTTCGGTAGTAGTATCAGTATTAGGATCGGCAATATCGCTATTGGCATGATCTTCTGAATCATATTCCAAGCCAGTTCGTGTATTGGTAATTGTAGTTTCAACCTTACAGCTATAGACAGGGATTTGATT